GATCGCTGTTTATATTGGGTTACATCCATACATTCCCGATATACCTTATCTTGGGGTAACCCAATATAGTAATAGCACATTCATGGTAGATGATAATAAAGGGGTAATAAAAAAAATAAGAAAAAATGAAAAAGTAGAGAAATGTAAAAATGGAAAGGAAAGGATGATAATTAATCCTTATGTTATATTATTTATTGGTAAATTGTTGAATGTTAACAACCAATTAAAGTTAATTTCAAAACCTAATATCACTAATGTCTATTTAAAAGAAAAATTATATTTCAGTTATTGCGTAGAATGTGGCCAATTTGATCAATGTGAACATAATCCTATAGAATTACCTATCAATATACAAACTGCTACGGTAAGTAATGGTTCTGCACATGAACAGAATATTATATATAAAATTTTAATTTTAGTAAATCCTATTGTTACGAAATATCAAATAGATTTACAATCTATTAATATTATATCCGATGAATCACCTTACTGGGGTAAAGCAAATACATTAACGAAGACAATTGATATTGTTGTTACTCGTAATTCTATCATTCATATTCCGTCCATTATTGAAACCTTGATTCATGAGTTAACCCATTTATCTACAGATCTTTTGCCACCAATCCCTGGACATTCCATAAATTTTACAAAACGTTACAATAAATATATAAAAAAACTAAATAAAGTATTAAATAAACAAATTGTATTATTGAAAACAATGGATGTACATTGTTATCATGGTGAATTGGTGACTAAACAAATTCCATTAACTGATACATCAAAAAAATTTTCTGATCAAGATATTATACAACATATAGAAGATTTATTACTAAAATTAGATAACAAAGATCATCAATTAGATATGACACCTGAAAAAGTTCAAGAAAATATAGCATTAATAATATTTCTTCATTTGAATTCCCCTGATATGCCAAAAGATTTAGATATAGAAGCAATGGAAGAAATATTGATCAGTTTGGGTATGGATAGCATTTATCAATATATGGAAAATAAAATTGACACAAAGTCTATTACTATTATTGATGAATGGCAAATAAAACCAGAAGATTTAGATGAAACGTCCACAGCTTTATTACATAAGAAAATTATTATGGGCATTAATAAATTGTTAAAACCATTAACTAAAATTCTTCCTGATTTTCAATATTTCGTTAATTGGATCACAGACAAAGTAAATTTTCTAGGTGAACATATTCATAATTTTATAATAATTTCTGGTAAAATCTTTCGAATTCTTTGGGAAGATTTCAAAATGATAAGTGTTGAATTTTGGCGATATATTTGTAAATTAATAGAATTATATTTTCCTTCTCCTTATTCGCAACGTATAAAATCTGTTTGGACTTTAGGTAACCTTATTAAGTCACCTTATTTGTCAAAGCTTTATCAAACTGAAGCGGCTTTATCTATGACCACAGCTTTACCAAGAACAAATCCAATTGACGATCTACAATTTACTATTGATAATATTAATTATTTCACAAGGGATAATGATTTGTTAGTTGAAAAATTTGAGAGAAAAATTAATATCCCAACTGCTGCAATGTCATCATTGGAAAGTGAAAGTCAATTTATGCCAGCAGATAAATACAAAAACCCACCCGAATTAGATCATCGTGTAGAAAAGTATGTTAATAAGGTGGGTGCACAAATGGGGTCAGATGGTGTTATAACTGGTGTTTATAATTCAAAATTGTTGGCGCATGCAACAAATAGATATTGCCCAAAGTATGTTCCATTAGATAATGAGCGGAAACATTTTATGACGGAAGTTGCTGATGCGTTATTTAAACAATATCCTGAAGCTTTTGAAAAGTCGAGAATTACACCTACTGGTTTTATTCCTTATTATTTAGACCCAAAGTTAAAGTATTCGCCGGGAATTCCATTTATTAGTCAATTGAAAAAAAGGCGTCAATTAAGAGAATTGGGTTTCGAAGAGGGTCTTGTTAAACAATGTTTATCTAATTTAAAGAATGGCATTTATCCAAATCAATTCTATCATGCTTTCGGAAAATCACAAGTTGTGGATCTTGAGAAAATATTAGCTGGGAAGGATATACGGACTGTAACTGCACAAGATTTATGCACTTATTTTATTGACCAAGTGATACAATTAGAGAGAAATAAACGTATTACGTGGCGAACAACCGGGGTTGGGACGGGCATGATACTTAATCAAAATATGTTTTATCTTTTTAAAGAATTGCAATTATTTAAGGTAAAAGGGGGTTTT